ATAGTAAGGGTGCTGAGCGGCCTGCAAGCCCCTCCCGGACCGCCGGTAATAAAGAAAAGCTGAGTCTTTCTGCGCTTTGCGGAAATATTTGCTGCCGAAATTTCGTCCGTCATACCCGCGGCCGCGTTTTTGACCGCTTTTTCCGTCACAATAGGCAGCACTGCAAAATAAAATGCTTGACAAAGACGCAATATCTGATATAATACCATCGTTCGGGGGTGTAGCTCAACTGGTAGAGCGCTTGAATGGCATTCAAGAGGTAAGGGGTTCGACCCCCCTCATCTCCACCAATCACAAAACGCCGCGCTTGCGGCGTTTTTGCTGTAAATGCCCATGTAGAGCGGGTTTTCGGGATTTTATTTGTTTCTTAAAGAAAGAATTTTTTTCTTAAAATACGGCTGTTTTTCTCAAAATGCAACACGGATGCAACACGAAATGCAACACGAAATCGGGGTAAAAAAAGAGACTGCCGGGCGGCGGTCTCTCGTTCTTTTTCGGAAGGATTATTTTTTTAGCAAATCTATGTACCTGCCGATGTACCAGATCGCTTTTTCGAGGTCTTGAATTGTCTTGTCCGGGTCTTTCTTTCCCGCCCGCGAAATGTACTTCACGGCATTGCCCAGATGATACGGCAGCCGTTTCGCTTCGATAAAATCAATCGTTTCAATGCCGCCGTCCGTGTAATGCGCCGGGTGGTTCACTGCATCGTTGCCCTGTTCGGGTTCAGCCTGTTTCTGAAATCCTATCTTTTTCACATCGATACCTCCATATGCTTTCTTTTGCCGTAAAGTTTCAAGATCTGTATGCTGTGCGAAGTGGGCAAGAGCATTTTTTGTGCTGCGTACCCGCCGTATCCGAGGAAGGCAGAGCCGACAACTACCTTGAACGGGCGAACGGACACCCGGTTATTGTGCGGGTCAACATGCAGCTTTGCAGGCTGACTCATCATGGGCTTGTGAGAATGTCCTACAATGAGCGCATCTACACCGTCCAGCGCGTATCCGAAGCGTTCGTTACGGTTTATAATGCCACCCGGCAATGCACCGCCGCCCGCACCGTGCGTGACGGCCAGGATATATGTCGGGTTGGTTTGGCCGTTATTGTTCGGATTGCCTATTTGCAGCTTCACGAAGGCCATATTTTCCCGGTATAGGTCTTCAAGGTCGAGCTTGCACATTATGTCGTATACGCCGTCATCGTCTGCGTCTTTGCCGCTTCTGCGTTCGTGATTGCCCGAAACGGCGCACAGAATCCTGTTCCGAATAGGGGTGAGCAGCTCTGCCATGCGCTTTTTTTGTTCGCGGGGACGCATTGTTTCATCAAAAATATTAGATACGCTGCTGCGTGTGGCGTTGTTTATCAGATCGCCGCCGAGCGTCACATACACATCGGGCGTGTCACGAACATATTCCACTAATTTTATCCATTCGGCAGCCAAGTGCTCCGCTGCGCCCAGATGTACATCGGCAATAGGGATAATTGTGAGGTCGCGGTTCTGCGGGAATTTGTGCGTTATTATCGTAAAATCCGATTGCACGCCTTTCTGCCTCCTTTTTCGTAACGATATATGCAGATAATTCATTACATTATGCATTAAGCATACTACATATTGTGCTTTATCGCAAATCAAAGCTATATTTTGAGGTTTTGAACTGCATTTTAACGCAAGTTACCCGCAAGTTAATAAAAAAATATTTTCCGTTTTACACAAAAAAGTGTTGACAACGGGTAATACCCATGTTATAATATAAGCACAGTCAAGGGATTGACGAGTGACGTGGCAAGACGGGAAAGGAGGGATACAATGAGCGTGACAACCAAAGAATTTGACCTGCTTATCTCCATGATACTGGATATGCTCAAAGCCGGACAGGTTGACAGAGTTATCGAGTTGCTGGAAGAAACAAAAAGCAACCCCAGTAAATGAGGTTGCAAATTCGAAACAAAGACAGGGTGGACTTGCCGCCACCTTTTCTTTGCACTTCAAATATACCACATCTTGCCCCGGATGTCAATTCAGGAGGTTACACATGGACGAAACCCGCAAAATCACCGCGAAAGAGCGCTATGACAAGGCAAAAACAAGAATGTACACAATTAAAGTTTTCGTGAACACCGAAGCTGATATCGTGGAAAAGCTGGACAGTGTGCCGAACAAGGCCGGTTATATAAAAAGCCTTATTCGTGCCGATATTGCACGGAAATAACCGTTCAGGGGTGTCATTTCAAGTGACACCCTTTTTTATCCCGAAATATTTTTTTGAAAATGATAAAAAAGGGGTTGACAAGTTTGTAGCAACACAGTATACTATGTTTGTAGCAACAAAGGAGGTGAATTTATGGCTGCACTGAAAAAGGGTACAAAACTGACCGATACCCCCAAAGACTATATGCTGCGTGTTAGAATGGACACCGATACTGTGAATAAATTAGACACGGTATGTAAAAGGGAAAACCTGACGCGCTCGGAGATCGTAAGAAAAGGTATTGATTATTTGTATCAAGAAAAAAGTGACGATAACTAACCTTCGTCATGGTGCATCGCGGGAAGCTTTTGGCGTTGCAAATCTTGTATGCCCGCCACGGGCTCCCAAAAATGCACGAAAAATTTTTTCCGTATTCGATTTGCTCCAAACAGACACATGTGCTATCATGTGCGCAACCAATAGGAAGGGAGGTGAGAAATATGCGCCGCAGAAGTGAATCACGCGAGGGGTTCAAGGATGAAAGGCTTTTTGTAAGAATAGCCCCGCAGGATAAAGCGAAATTGCGTGAGCGTTGCAAACGCGATTCGATCGCACTATCTGAGTTTATCCGAAAAGCAATTCGGGAGACAGTAGCCAATGAAAAAGAATAGCCGTCAGCTTTGGCAGGCACTCGGCTATTCGCAACGCCAAACCCATAAAGGTTTGTGAACACATTATATCACACCTTTATCGGCTGGGCAACAACTTTTTAATTTTGGAAGGTATGATATTATGAACGAAACAATATTGAATGCATTTAACATTTTGACCGATGAAAACCGTGCAAAGGTGCTGGACACGGCAAGGAATTTGCAGGCGGAACAGCAACAGAACATCAAGATATTTGTTTATCACGGACAGGAAGTCCGCACAGTGGAGATGAACGGGCAGCCGTGGTTTGTGGGGAAAGATGTGGCAGGGGTACTTGGGTACACCGATACAAACAAAGCTATCGCGATGCATGTGGACGAAGATGACAAACTCAACGACAAAACGGCGTCGAGTTTAGGGCAACGCGGAGGATGGCTCATTAACGAATCCGGCCTTTATTCCCTTGTTATGTCCAGCAAGTTATCAACCGCAAAGCAATTCAAACGGTGGGTAACTTCCGAAGTGCTCCCCAGTATCCGCAAAACAGGCGGGTACATAGCCGGACAGGAAACGCTTTCGCCGGAGGAGCTGATGGCAAAGGCGCTGCTGGTAGCAAAGCAGACCCTTGCGGAGCGCGATGCCCGCATAAATGAATTAAGCTGCGCCAATTCGGAGCTGACGGTGCAGAATCAGATATTATTGCCCAGAGCGCAGTATTTTGATGAATTGGTTGACCGCAACCTTTTAACCAACTTCCGCGAAACGGCAAAGGAGCTCGGAATAGCCCCGAAACGGTTCGTAAACTGGCTGGTGGAGCAGAAATACCTTTACCGTGATAAAAAGGGCAAATTGCTGCCGTATGAGGGCAAGAACACGGGCTTATTCGAAATAAAGGAGCAGTACAATCCCAAAACCGAGTGGAGCGGCGTGCAGACCCTTGTAACGCCGAAAGGCCGGGAAACATTCCGGCTGCTGTGCATGGGGATGTAATGCAGGGGTGTGTCACAAAAGATAGGAGCGGTTCAAGCCGCTCCTTTTCTTGTCAGATGGGTATTCTTACTAACCAACTGAAAATGCATAATTATACATCGTTAAGAATCCGTCTTGCCTGTTCGACCGCGCTCATGACTTCATCATACGCGACTTGCAGCTTCACAAGCTCGGCTTCGGTGCGTTCAAGCTCGCGCTTGGTCTGCGTGTACAGTGCCTCATAATCAGTGCCGGGCTGCTCCTCCTGCTTCCACACAAGGTGCAGCGCTTCAATCTCCGCCTTGCCCGCAATGCCCGTTTCGGGGCGTTTAAGGCTCTTTTGCAGCGCACATACGCTCTTGTGCGTCTCGCTCCCGAAAGAGCCGTCCGCGCCGTATTTCGGCATGGCAAAGCCGTGCAGGATAAGCTGGTGCTGAAGCACCTTCACATCCTCGCCCTTATCGCC